CGCTTTTCAGCTTGGATGACCCGGGCGCCGGGCGACAGTAAATGCGCTCGGTCAGCGCGTTGATTTCTTCAACGCTGCGGTGAATCGCATTGCCGATGCGCTTCAGGTCGGCCATTTCCTTTTCGTCGACCAAGTCGTCTTCCGTCGCTTCCTGATACCGGCGCGCCAGGGCACCGTAATGCGCGGTCAATTCAAGGAACTTGTGAAGAATTTCCTGGTTGTCGGGGACATCGGTCGCAGCCGGCATCTTGACCAGCACCGAATTGCGCTCATGTGCCCACGCTTCGATGATCCGCTCGTCACCGGTGATTTCAGTCATGAGAACCGCTTCGGCCAGTGTCAGCACGTTCCGGTTCTCCGGCGTGCGGGTGAGATTCACCTTGTTGCGCAGCAACGCGCCAGATGAAAGACCCATACGCATGGCCAGTGTGTCTGTGCCCCCGTGCGTGGGGTTATGCGCAACTGCGTGCGCTGCGTCTGCTGTGTTCAAGGCAACTCCGAACGTATGTTGTACGGTCCAGTGAGGACTACTAAAGTGCAACGTGTGTTACCGACTTGCGCGCCGCCAATCGCAGCTAGATATCTTTATGGGTGGGGTTTCCAGCCGTGTCAGAATCGCGTTTCCACACGTCGATCAATTCACAAACAGGAAACCCCGATGAGCGATTTAACTGAATTGCAGGAAAAAATTGATGCGTTGCATGAAGCGATCAACCGCCTTCAGGGTGAGAGCCTCGCGCAGGGCTTGGCACTCCAGGCAATGGCGAAGACACACCCATTGCCCGCTCAAACCACCGCAACGTTTCGACGTGCGCTCGAACATAGCCTTGAACACGAAGACGACGACCCATTTCCGCTCGCGTATCGGGAAGCCTTTTTGATAGAAGCGAACGGCTTTCTGGAAGCATTGAAACGAGACGCCCCCGCATCGGAATGAGTGTTTGCCTCATGCTGTTGCCTGCTCGGTGGGGTGAACGGAAGCGGCGAAAAATTCTTGTGGCACTGCCTTGCCCGCCAGTACTGCTGCACCGATCACCATCGCCGTTTGCTGTTCATCAAGGGCGTCCGGCCATTGAGAAATTGCGCTCCGCGAGATGCCGAGCGCTCGCCCAAGATCGGCGCCGCTGTCGAACAGGCTTAACGCCTGCTGCTTGGTCAGTGTCATTTCGTTCATCGCATGTTGAGCAAACTAGACAAATGATATGTCAAGCAACCTAAGCGTTCAAGCGTTTACTCTGCTGAACATGAAAACATTGGCTGACCGACTCAAACTCGCCCTGACGCAGGCGGGGATGAAGCAGATCGACTTGGCCCGCGGTATCGGCATCACCCGCGGCGCCGTCTCACTATGGTTCAACGGCACTACCACAAGCCTTGAAAGTGAAAACCTCCTGAAAGCAGCCCAAATATTGGGTGTTTCTGCAAATTGGCTGGCGTCGGGCCGTGGCAGGATGAAATCTCCATCCGCTACTGGGATATCCTTAATGGATAACCCCGATTACCCGGCGATCAAAAGAGTGAACATTACAATCACTGAGAGCGGCGGCTTTGATATTGAGCCGCTGGTAGGCGACTACGCCCCCCTCGTGTTCCCCAGAGCATGGTTTGAGCAACACGGATACGACCCAGAAAAACTACTGGCAATCGAGATACGGGGACCGGAAATGGAATCCAGTCTTTACGCTGGGGATTGGGTGGTGGCCAACACCGCCGACACGGCGCCGAAGGAAGGTGTTGCCTTCGCCGTCGGCATGGATGGCGACGCGGTGGTACGGCGCCTCTTCCGGAGCGATGGGCAATGGGCCGCCGCTTCGGACAATCCCGACAAACGTCTATATCGCGACCGGCCGATAAGCGGGGATGCGTTCATTATCGGTCGGATCGTTCACAAGCAAAGCGAACGCATCTGACGGGGGAATGGTGAGAAAGACAACGATGCTGGCCTGTGCGCTGGCAGGTTTAGTCGCGCCCGCATGGGCGCAAGAAATGCCGAAAACGGCACAGGTACAAAGTCAAATAGCCAGCGATTCGCGCTATGAAATTGTTCAGGCCCCCCTGATGGCGAGATTTCTCTTGCGGCTGGACAAGGTCACAGGCGACGTCGATCAGATAGTCGTCGACGGCAAGCAAAATTTTCACTGGGATCCCATACGGCGCATTAAGCAGCAGAACGACGTCAGCAACGGACGGCCGATATACCAAATTTTTATGTCGGGGATCATGGTTCGAGACACTTACCTGATTAATACCGCGACCGGCGTGACCTGGCAGCTTGTCACGGCCGCCGCACCTGCCCAAGGTTATATGTTCGATCCAGTTCAGTAGGCACATAGAACACAAAACAAACCCGCCCCGAGCGGGCTTTTTTTCGCCCTTGACTCGCCTGGGCGGATAGCCACCAGAAAAATGTATAGTTAGCTTGACAACTCAACATCTCAGCGTGTTTAATGCACTCAACATTCGTAACGTTGAGGCGACTTGCAATGAACACTCTCCCGCAACTGAGCGCGCCTCGGCAGCGAAGCGACGCGGCGAAGCCGGCACTCACCATCAAATCTCGAATGCGTGACGAGGTCGAGTACTTCGCGCGCGGCGGCATGACCGATGCAGAGCTCGAGCAGTACGCTCGCCGCACCGCCAAACGTCCCGGTCTTTGCTTCGCCGCGCTCGCCGCCTCGCCGTTCGTCATTGAGCTGCTGTGCCGGCTGTTCGCCTCCCGGTAATGCGCGCTTATCTCAAAGCCCTTGCCGTTGGTATCGCCGCGCTGACGATCTACAGCGCTATCGCCGCCGTGATTGAAGCACGCTCGGCCCATAACGAACGCTGCAGCGTCGTTCGCTGCACCTGATCCCGTAAAGGCTCACCAATGTACACGTCTATCGATATCTGTTTAGCAGTCCTTGGCGGCTTCTGGATCGGTGCATGCATCGGTTTGGTCGTTGGCGGCCTCAATCGCGCAGCGAAACACGCGACTCCCGAGCCGGTGTTTCACGTTCCGGCCGCACATCGCGAAAACGAACATGACGCCGCGGGTAATCCCCCGCAGCAGTACCACTAACCCCCGCGCCTCTCTCAGGGCGTTTCTGTGCCGGCCTGTACGTGCGGCCTTTTTTTGGACAAATCGTGGACGCAATCCTTCTTTTCGCCATCGCTGTTATTGCCGCTGCTGCGGCCGGCGTGGCGTTGGGGTTGCTCTACCTGCGGAACCGGAAGCGTTGATATGCGCGCCGCCATTTTTGTCACCGACGACATGATCGACCGCGAAGCCATCGCGCAGGGATTCAGCGGCGCAGCATGCAACCCGGCAGTTCGCGCAGCGCTCCGCGCCGCCGTGCGTGCTCGGCTGGATCCGAATCCGCGCGCCGCCAGCGCACAAAGAACCGCTACAACCCGCCGGCCGCTGCCCGAGCCGCGTAACACCCGCGTCGACGCCAAACGGCTCGCTGCTAACGATCTCGACTAACCACAACCCCATGGGGGAATTTATGAGTGCAAGACCCATTACGGACACGTTTCGCCATATCGGCGGTGGCGTGTTCATCGACCTCGCCAGCGACAAGATGGCCGAACTCGTCAACGCCGTCGACGCGAGTGGCAAAGCCGGCACGCTGACGCTGGTTATCGCGGTGAAGAAAGCAACCCGCGGCGGCGCAATGCATATCGCCGGCAAGGTGACGCTCAAGAAACCGGCAGAAGAGCCGATGGAAGCAATGCTCTTCGCCACGCCGGAGGGCAACCTCATTGCGGACGACCCCCGCCAGCAAAAGCTCGATCTGAAGCGCGTTGACGGCGCTACGGACGCTCCGCCGTCGGCACTCAAGACGGCCTAACAACCCTCCCACCAGAAGGAACACGACTCCGTTATGGAACCGATCACGACTCCAAACCTCGCCGAGACGCTGGCGAAGGAACTGAAGCAACCGCTGGAAATCGCATCGAACACGGCGGCCGCACTGCGCCGCGTTGCGCTGCCGCCAGGCTGGAAGCTGGAAGAACACGACGATGAGCGCTCGCTGGCCGCACCGTTGCGCAAGACTGCGACGGTGCGCGTCCGCGACGCTGAGAGCTTCATCGCCTACGTGAAACGCCACGGCTCGCTGACCGATAGCACCGTCTGGTGCCTCGCCGACTACGTGCAGGGCAAGATTGCCTTTACCGGCATCGTCAATGACCACGGCGAGGACGCAACGGCCGCTGCGTGGCGCGATCACCGTGTCTACTTCTCACCTGAGTTCAGCGAGGAATGGCGTCGCTGGAGCGGCATGAACAAAAAGGCGTTCACCCAAGTCGAGTTCGGTGCATTCATCGAAGAAAACCTGAAGGACATCGCAAGTCCGGAAGGCGCGGGCTTGCCGTCAGGTTCCGCGATGCTCGAAATGGCTCTCTCGTTCGAAGCCGTGCAGGACATGCGATTCAAAAGCGCGGTGCGCATGCAAAACGGCGGCGTCAACCTCTCGTTTGTTCAAGACGACGACGCGCAGACCCTGCAGAAAATGGCCGTGTTCGAACGCTTCGCCATCGGCATTCCGGTGTTCTGGAACGGTGACGCGTATCAGATCGATGCACGGCTTCGCTATCGCGTGCGCGACGGCAAGCTTTCCTTCTGGTTCGAACTGATCCGCGCCGACAAGGTGCTCGAAGCGGCTGCAACGACCGTTATCGCCGCGATCAAGGATCAGACCGGCTCGCCGTTCTTCTTCGGCAACCCGTTCGCAAACGAGTAAGCGAATCCGTAGCGGCAGCATCCCCGCCGCTGCGTGTGTGTTTGGCCGGGCTTCGGCACGGCCCTTTTTCCAGTGATCAATGGCGGCCGTCTACTACAACGCGATCGACCCATACGCCGCGCAGTGGCTGCGCAACCTGATCGCCAAGGGGCATATCGCCACCCGCGCGGTCGTATCGTTATCTGTCGAGAGCCTCACTGCCGATCTCAATCACGTGGCGGTCATCGATGCCGCCCGCTTCGTTGTAGTTGACGAGGCTTCGGCGAATTGTGGTGATGACGCGGAGCCCTATCTGTTGCTGCCGATTCTCGTCAGTACCTTGCAGTTCGGCAATGACTTCCGGCTCAAAGGCCAACACAACTGGACTCGATCGCCGATGGGGGCGCTCCTCGTCAGCAATCGGCCAAGTAATGCGAACGCGGAAGCCATCGTTGATGACGTACTCCGCATCATTTGGAAAGCACTGGGCACCGTAGAGCCTCAGCCATTCGTTGAAATTGAACATATCAGCCTCCTTGCGGGCAAAGGAATCCTAGCATGACCGCCGTCATTAGCCCTTGCGGCACCTATCGCTATCGGTTGACGCGTCCGGCCGAATCAATGTCGCCAGAAAAATCGACCGCACTATTCGTGATGCTCAATCCGAGCACCGCTGACGCGCAGCTCGACGATCCGACCATTCGCCGATGCCGCGGCTTTGCGAAGCTCTGGGATTGCAATGGCCTCGCAGTCGCCAACCTGTACGCGCTGCGTTCGACGAACCCTGCCGCTCTTTGGTCGCACTCGGATCCGGTCGGCCCCGACAACGACGACTACCTGTGGAACTTCGCGCGCGAGTGCGGCGACGTTGTGTGCGCATGGGGATCGAACG